TCGGTAATCAAGACACAAAATTCAACACCACAGGTGAAGGACGAGAAGTACCAACATACGCAAATTATACTGCTAAGATTTTAGAAGTACATAATCAAGACTCAATCACAACCGATAAGACTTGGAGTGATGGAGCAACACAGGCAGGTCACATCGGGCCGACACAAGTTAACTTGGAAACCAAGTTTGATACTTGGTATGTCAATACACCTGTTGTACAGGATTTGTACACATACATGAAGTATGGTGATGAAGGTTCCTCACTAATCATTAATCAAAAAGATGACATAGAAACATATGTTGATTATCCTCATTCAATAGTTTATAAATTATACGAACCGTTGCCAGATAATGTTCAAAAGGATGATTTGGTGTACATCTGTAAACAAATGAGTTCTCCACTTGTTGAGTCAGTTGAGTTAGTTGATTTTACTGATGAGGAGATTGAAGATGTGGTTCTTCGTAATCCAAAATGGGATGCTGGTTATAATTCAGATGGAACATTCAATCAAAGGGACACTAATTACAAAACATATAATGAATTGGTAACCTCAAATAAAACAATTCAAGAATTGGTAGAGGACAAAATTGTCAGTAGTAGTGTGGAAGGTATAAAATTGGATGGTATTGACCATTCACAATTCGAAAACTTTTCAAGGTTTAGTTCAGTTGAGGACAGATTAGAAAACTTTAGACATAAATTACAGAAGATTGAATTATTTACAAGTCAAAGTAATGAATTGAGTGGTGTTCTTGGAAACGAAACCGCAGCATATACACAATCATTATTAAATAATGTTAGAGAAATAAAAAATAATTTCACACCCTTTGAAAGATATATGTATTTTGAATCTTCGAGTTATTCAAGTGGTTCACTCGGTGAGTTTCATGACAACGCGTGGCCGAAGAAGAGTGGTACAGGTACACAACTCGACCCTTATGTATTATTCGCAGTAAGTGAGTCTGTAGCAACGAATTGGTATTCAAGACAAATAATCAGTGCGTCAAATTACGATAGGTTAAACCGAGATAGATTAATAAATAATATTCCAGCACATATCAAGGACGATGAAAGAAATGATGCGTTCACAACATTTATCAACATGACTGGTGAGCACTTTGATGGTGTGTGGACTTATATCAATCAGATACCTGCCATATATGATAGAAGAGATGGTTTGGATGTTGGATTATCACGAGATTTAGTTTTTCAAGTTGGTAGGTCATTCGGATTTTATTTGAATGATGGTCAAGACCTCGTGAGTCTTCCAAATTATTTGATAGGTGCGGATGTCACTGGTTCAAGTTCTGAATTTTCAGTTCAATCAGCCACACCACAAAAAGATATATCAAGGGAGATTTGGAAAAGGATTTTAAACAATATGCCTTTTTTCTTAAAGACTCGTGGTACTATTAGGTCAATTAAAGGTTTGATAAATTGTTATGGAATACCAAGTAGTATATTAAGAGTAAGAGAGTTCGGAGGCCCTAATCCAAATAAAAATAAACCATCGTTTCAGATAACAAGAAATTTTACCAAAGCGATTGAATTAAAATCAGGTCAGCATGTTGAAACCACTTGGGCAAATGATGAAAAAAGTGGGAGAAAACCTGATACGATAGAGATGAGGTTTAGAGCAGCAAGTGGAAGTAATCAAACACTATTTCAAGCTGGAACTGATTTCGCCTTAAGATTAGTTGATAACGGTTCTGCCGATAATCTTGGAACAGTACAATTCTTTTTAGAAGGTGGTGCAAATCCTGATTTTACTTTATCATCTACCTCTCTACCAATATATGATGGTGAATTTTATAATGTAATGTTGACAAGAATGAGTGCGAGTATTGGAGATGGTGGTAGACATTATAGTGGTAGTTCTACTGGACAATTGACAAGTGATTCAACATCACAAAATATTTTATATAATCTCCATGTTGGAAGATATGATTCGGGTTTACAAAGGATAATTTATAAATCATGGACAAGTGGTAGTACATCCACCACAAGTAATAATTCAGCTTTTGTCGGAAATGAAACTGCATACATAGGTGGTAAACCAAGTAATGATTTTGGTAATCAATTAAGTGGTAGTATTATGGAGTTCCGATATTGGAATACTGCTCTTAATAGTGGTTCATTCGATAACCATGTAGCCGCACCCAAAGCTTTTGATGGAAATCATCCATCAGCATCATTTGAAGACTTGGTATTGAGGTATAGTTTTGATGATGACAAAAATCTCGATTCTTCAGCCACAATTCGTGATACAAGTGCAGACCAATCCTACACTCAAGCGGGAACTGCAACCGGATATATAGCAGGAAATCGTCCTCACTTTCGAAAGATAGTTGACCAACAAAAGGCAAAAGTTCCAAACTTGGGCCCTAATGTTCGTGTCGAAAATAAAATTAGAATTGAAAAAAGTAAATTATTGGGTGGATTGTCTGTTGATGAGCGTTCAGAGGTAAGTGCTTACGACCTTGCACCATTAGATAGTAATAGATTAGGTGTATATTTCAGTCCGTCTGATGTAATAAATGAGGACATCATTTTGAGTGTTGCTGATTTAGATTATGATGATTTCATCGGTGACCCAAGAGATAAATATAAAAGAAGATATAGACAACTTGAAAATATTGCAACAACTTATTGGCAAAAATATAATACACCAAATAATTTTTTTGATTACATAAGATTGATAAGATTTTACGACACAAGTGTGTTTGACCAAATAAGAAAAATGATTCCTGCTAAAGCAAATGCAAATGTCGGATTATTAATAGAGCCTAACTTGTTAGAAAGAAAAAAAGAGGTAATCGGAGCACCACCTATTTTGGAACCACTAAATGTTAGAGGTACACTTGATGCTAGTTTCGGAAGAGTTGTTAGTGGTTCAATAAAACCAATTAGTGCATCAATTGATATTGACGCTCAACTATCACAGAGTGGAAAATATGTCACCTATACTGCATCATTAGATGTAGATGCCCAACTATCACAGAGTGGTCAATACTTGACTTACACTGGTTCGATATCAGAAGATATTTTTAGAACACCAGCTCTGTACATTCTTTCTTCTTCATTAGAAGGATGGGGTGGTGGTGAGGAAAAGTATGGAAACTTTGTACTTGAAAGTGGAGGACCTGAATATGTATTTAGTGAGGTTCTACAACCAAATATTACTGGTTCAAGAATATCCGAACATAATTTTGAAAGAAGATTTTTCTTTTCTACTCAAGCCAGTGCTTCAGTCAATAACTTCTTTTCCTCATCTTTAGTTAGAAGTGACAAACAAAGTTTATTTATAGACAATCAGATGTTTAGGTTAACGATTCTTGGGTCTTTACAAACCAAAAAAACTACTTTGGATAAATTAGATCCTGTCACCGTAGTATTGACAAATCCAAATACACTTGTAACTAAGGAAACTGGTGAATCTAAACTTGATGTATTATAATGAAAAATTTGATTTGAGTATATTTATAACTAAGAAAGTTTTAATCTTATTTTGAATCCAAACTACTCAAATCCTAAAGGAGAACATATATGGGATTTTTAAATAATACCACAATCACGGTAGATGCGATACTTACGAAAAGAGGTCGTGAATTATTAGCTCGTGGTAACAACGAATTTCAAGTGACAAAGTTCGCATTAGCGGATGACGAGGTAGATTATAGATTGTTTGATACTTCACATCCTAATGGAACAAATTTTTTTGGGGCAGTCATAGAGAACATGCCTCTTTTAGAACCTGTACCTGATGAAACTCAAGCTCTTAAGTACAAGTTGATTTCCTTACCAAAGGAAACTTCTCGTCTTCCAATCTTGGATATAGCTGTACCTTCATTAACTTTCCAACAAGGTGGTGGAAATGGTGACCTTATTAGTCCGGGTACACTTAATTCAACTGATGCTGATTTAGGATATACATTCCTTGTTCATGACACAAATGTAGCAAGATTACAAATTGGTCAATCAGCACCAGGTCAGACAGCACCATTAGTCCCAGTCAATTTGAGTAGTGAAGAGATAACAAATTCTCAAAGTGTAGTTGGTTTGACAGCAAGAGTAGTACCTCAAACCTTTACCTCACCTAATCAAAAGGTCACTCAGTTGACCGTAGTTGGTAATCAGACTGGAGCTACATCAACCATCACAATAACCGTGAACAAAACAGTACTTGGAAGTCCAGGTAGTGGTGGTTCATCTTAATCGTAGGAGTTAAAAAATGGCATTAGCAGGAGCATTTAAATTATTTGACCAAGAGAATGATGTTGTAAGTAATATAAAAGCTACAGTATCAAGTGGTATTTGGAGTAGTGGTGCGAATACACTAACCGCTGGTATGTTCTTTACTCAGTCTGCACAGAGTTCTTCGACTGGTAATTATTTTTTCGACATATATAAGACAAGTCCAGCAACAGATAGTGAAGCTGAAATACAATTTAGTTTAGCTTATGGACATTTACACGGAAGTGGTTCGAAAGGAACAGTTGGAGCTGCGACAGGTAATAGAGCTTCTGCAGCTATTCACGCACAAATTGTTAATTTAGTGTTACCTCCTAACACAGACAGATTTACATACGCTGGGTCTCAAACATCAAAACACTTTTTTGTCATATCTCTGAAAAGAGCTCGTATGAGAGAAAAGATGGATCCGGGTAATTGGGAATTACATTTAAGTGGCAGTAACAAAAAAGTTGGTGATAATATAAGATTGATTGACGATAGTGGAGCAACAACAAATCCTGAAAGTGGTATCGGTGGTAGAGTATTCAATGTCGTTAGTGGTTCGATTTCAACTGGTACTGCCGACATCAATACAGCCGCAACTGCTAATCCAGGTGGTGGATTTGGATTATTTTATCCTGACTTAGGGTTGATTGTTCTTAACGCTGATATAGTAAATGCTTCAGCTTCCATTAGTGTGAATGAAAGTTCAAATGTCATTAATACAAATACATTAGAGTTTTTCAAAAGTGTAAAAGGTGGAGCTTACTTTCAAGCTCGTAGAGAAGAAAAACTTTCATCAACTCACTATTTCGTAAGAGCTGGTAACAAAGAGTTTAACTTTAGTAATAATCCAACTTTCTTTACATCATCAACTGGTGATTTTACTCAACCTACATTCTTCAAAGACCCAAAGGTCTACATTACAACCGTTGGTCTTTATAATAATAGTAATGAGTTATTGGCAGTCGCTAAGTTGAGTCAACCTGTATTGAAATCTTTCTCTCGTGAGGCATTAATCAAAGTTAAACTTGACTTCTAAAACATAGGGGAGTGGAATGTTATTAAGAGATGTCCACCCACAAGATGTTTCCATAGAGCCATTCAAAACTTTTAAACGATTCACTTTTACAAATACTGATAGTGGAAGTGGAGTGTTCGCTCTAAAGGCAAATAGTGGGAGCTTACACAATTTTCAAACTGGTTCAGCTTTATCTCAAAGTATAGGACAATTCAACGCCTTATCACAAAGTTTAGGAAAACCTAAATCTACTTGGTATAGTAATGGAACTTTTTATAACATACCAGTCTATTATCAACTCAATCATTCTTTTTACGAAAATTATTCAGGTAAATCCAAATTACCAAAAGGTCGAAAAAAGGTAGAACCATTTCTTTCCTACGGCCCATCAAATCCAAATATAAATAATAGAGAATTACATGAAAGTGCATCTTTGATTACATTACCTCAACAACTAATCGGTGAGGGAATCAAACCAACGAGTGTAAGAATATTAGATAATATTAGCGATGTCACAACTGATATCCGTGATGATGGGGATGGAAACTTATACGATTTTGGTTTTTCATCAAGTTACGCTTCTTATAAGGCAAGTTCATTTAAAACAAAACCTGGTAGTAATGTAAGTTCAAGTGTAGTACTTGGTAATGTATTTTACAAACAAGGATTGATTGTAATGACAAGTACTGGTTCAAGATATTTGAATGCGTTTACTGGAGATATGGAAAATGGATTTACCCTTAATTATCGTTCTACTCACACAATTTACCAACACGAATATAGAGTAATCTCACAGACGGGAAGACATAACGCTTCAATCAATCCAAGTGCTACACTTGGTAGAAGTGGTAGTTATTCTGTTGGTGTTGGTAAGACAGGTGATTACACATTCTTTCCACCAGGTGATAATCCAAGTGGTGGATTTAATTCCACAGGTTCTTTCAAATCTTTTTATGAGGCTACTCAACACTATGAAAATTTTGTTACACATAGTGAGTTTAGACCTTATATCACAACAATCGGTCTCTACAACGATGCAGGTGAATTACTCGTTGTGGGACGCACATCACGCCCAATCAAAAATGACGATAAAGTTGACATGAGTTTTGTCGTTAGATTCGATGTTTAGTCAATATATATTATATTTATTATAACTAAATAAAGTCTATACCTGTTTGTCCAAAGAGGTTACATTCCACATATAACAATTAGGGAGCCCGTTAAATGCGTAAGTTTCTAGCAGGACTAATGGTTTTTGTGAGTTTGATACAAGCACAAACTCCAATCATCAGAGTCATGCAAAGTAGAGAATATAAGACACCAAAGACTTGGTGGAGAGAACCCTTGACCTTTAATTTGAGAGGTTATCTCGCGGATGACACAACTGGAATGTCAACGGCAACGAATGCTTCAGGTGTGGCATTATATAACAATAATTTTGATGCTTGGAGAGATTCCGTCATGACCCTAGCGGTAACACTTCAAGATGATGGTGCAGAGGTTACCGCGTTTAGAATTGATTTAGTATTTGATAATGATTTGATTGATTGGAATCACGATTCTACAAGAGTTGAAAAAGGAAGTTATCTTAGTTCTTTCACTGAGGGAGATAGTTCAGCAGGTGCTGATTACTCTTATGAAGTAGTAAGGTATAATGATGCAGGATATGTGGATTCATTACAAACTGCTGGTTCGGAAATAGCAGAGGTAAATAATAGGTATGATTGGTTAAGAGTCACTATGGTATCACATAATGGTGACTCCCTCACATTTGGTAATGGTGCAAATGTTCAAACCGAACTTGTAAAATTTCATTTTAAAATTGAAGATGTTGTAGATGACTTCTCACCTCGTTCATTTAGAGTACCTACGAAATATAATGGACAAACGGGCTTTTACACTTATGTGACAGATGGTTTTTACGCTACTGATTATAAGCTATATATAGATGGAAATGTCGGAACTTCAGAAGATGGAGTCGGAAATGGACGAGGTGACATCACTCTTCATCCTAAACTTTTAGATGTTGAGGGGTACTTTAGATATGTACAAGGAAATGGTCACAATGGGGACAATACATATCCATATTGGAAGATAAGATTTGAGCTCGACCAAAGTAATCCTCAAGACTATGATAATTGGTTGAATATTGAAACAATACAAGATGAAAGTTCAGAGACCGATGAAGGCACGACAGACGATGTTATTGGTGATGATGAAACCACCTATTGGTTTGGTAATCTTGGAACAGGTGAAACTGGTTATGGTACATTGCCAGGTGAGGGATTTTTGAATTTGAGTTATTATGATTCAACATACACAGATGATAGAGGATATTTCAACATACAATTACCAAGAAACAATTACTACAGAATGTCATTCTACCCACCAAACGAGGCGGATGATATCGGTGACCACGCACAAAGAACATTAGATAGATATGCGATTACAAACATCAATGACGCTATAGCATCTTTTAATTTTCAGTCTAATAAGTTTTACTCCGTAGATGGAGTTGATACTTTAAATGCTGTGGAATATTTAATAGCAGATGTAGATGGAGATGATTTCTTCCAATTGAATGATTCCTACATCATATGGGCATATGTGTCAGGTATTTTAGATAATTACACACACTTAAACGGAAGGTCTTATGAGAATTGGTCAACCATTGATGCATTTAGAAATAGTGGAACTAATGTAGAATACGAATACTATGAAGATTGGGGTAATCAAAAGTATGAATTTACAGTATTTTGGGATGATAGTTTGGTTCAAGATACATCATTACAATTTGGAGTGATTGAAGTCATGAGTCCATTAATGGATAAAGTTCAGACTGGATTAGATACATTGTCTTTGATATTGACAGACCCAAACACATCTGAATGGATGAGTGAAACAAATCCTGATTATGTCCTTGATAGTATATCTTACTATTTTACTGGTGACATAAACGCTACGGGCACAAAAGTGAGAAATGACGAATACAGCTTGACTACGGATTTTGATGATGCGTCTTTTGGATATTGGTCTGTAA